GTCTTCTCCCCCTCTGCAAGTTCAAATAGTTTTTTTGTGTACAGAAGAAGAGGTGAAGGGCTAATGAAAAAGAAACAGACACAGGATGAACATATGCTATGTGCTAATGTGAATCCTGCTATCAAACCGCAAGCGGAAACGTTAGCACGGGCATTGCTTGCAATGCAAGCAAAAATAGAACAGCAGATTCCTAAATACAAGGAAGCTCAGTTAGCCCAACAGGTGAAGGTTGGCACAGGAGAAACGATACTGAGACAGAATCCGCTAACACAGGAATTCCGTGCAACCGTGAAGGATTACGCACAGACTTTGAAAACGTTGCAGGAAATTGTTGGTGGGAATGCGGAACCGGAGCCGGCAAAGAATCTTGACTTGATCAAGTCGAAAATAAGGATTGTTGGATGATGGGATACACAGAACCAAGATTGTTTACACCGCCGCTCCGGGAATTGACGGAAGAAACAAGTCTTGGTTTTGCCGCTATAGAGTATGCAAAAACCGTCATGCATAAGGTTTTGTATCCTTGGCAGGAATTCGCCTTGATTCATATGCTTGAGATTGTAGGTGAATTGGGCGGTGATTGGCATTTCCGTTTTAGAACCGTTTTAATAATGGTTTCCCGCCAGAACGGAAAAACGGTTTTAAGCGAAGTTATAGCATCATTCTTCTTGAATGTTCTGTGCGTAGATTCTGTGTTTGGTACTTCCCTATCATTGGATAAAGCCGAAGAGGTTTGGGAAGCTGTTATTAACGATCAGGAAAGCATCCCGGAACTTTCAAGCTCTATTTCCCGTGTTTCCCGTACGAATGGAAATAAACGACTTATATTGACAGGGTTGCGACAATATAAAGTCGGTGCGCCTACAAGACGGGCTGGTAGAGGTGACAGTAACGATCTTGTAATGCTGGATGAAGTCCGTGAACATCGGGATTGGGAAACATGGTCAGCGGCGGCGGCGAGCATTAACGCCAAGCCGAAAGGGCTTATAGTTTGCTTTTCTAATGCGGGTGATCCTGATAGCGTTGTTCTTCGCCAACTTCGGGCGCAAGCCGTTGGAAAGAACGATGATTTCGGCGGGAGCGTAGACGGAACAACTCTGGGCCTGTTTGAATGGTCTTCCCCAGATGGAGCAAAAACAGACGATATGGATGCACTTGCACAGGCAAACCCGGCGTTGGGTTATGGGCTTCTTACGGAACGTGCTTTGCTCACAAACAGAGAAACGTTCCCGGAAGCTAAGTTCCGTTCTGAGTGTATGTGCCAGCAAGTAGAGACAATTCTTCCAAGTCCTTTTCCTGATGGCGCATGGGAAAGCGGCGTTGATACATCCTCTTTCATTGCCGGGGAATCAACCATCTATTACGGCATTGATCTATCACAGGATAGGCGGTGGACATCCATAGCCGCTTGCGGATTGCGTGAGGATGGCAATTGGCACATTGAGGTTGTAGCCCGGAGAATTGGTACAGAATGGGCTTTGGACTGGTTTAGAGAACGGGCATATAACAAACCAATGAACCTTGCATTCCAATCCCGTGGTGCGCCTGTTGCTGGCCTTGCGGAACAGATCTGTACACTTGAAGGTGTGCAAAGAATAGCCGTTGAAGGGCCGGAACTTACCAACGGATGGGGGCGTTTTTATGATGGTGTTTGCGCTTGTTTACCTGATCGGGGCGGCGCACGGATATATCATCTTCCGCAACCTGTCCTTGATACGCCGGGAAAAACGATGCAATTAAGGCAGATGGGCGGCGGTATTGAACTTCCCGACCGGGTGAAAAGCCCTGATGATATTGCGCCGCTTTTCGCCTGTATCATGGCCTTTTCTGCGGCTACCATGCCACTAAAAGCAGAAAGGAAAACATATGAATCCGCATATTCAAGCGGAGCAAGTATTGTATTTGTTTAAAAGAAGGGGGCGGGTTAGTTGCCCGGAATCGTTCAGAGATGGAAACAGCTTTTCCGTCCTACAATCGTCCAATATAACTTTGGATCAGATGCACCAACACAGGTGCTGAATTACACCGCAAGACAGCTTTATAATACTCAGGATAATCTTTCGGCAGTAGTTAATTTTCTTTCAAACAGCATAGCGCAACTCCCATTAAAGACATACAAGCGGAACGGAGAAGCAAAAAGAGAGCGGGACAGGACAAGCCCCGCCGCTTTACTGCTGTGGAAACCGAACACAGATCAAACGGAATATGAGTTTATTCGGTCATTGCTGGTTGAATATTTTGTTTTCGGGTGCGTCTATGTCTGGTTGCTTCCAGATCCAGAGAGTTCATCCGGGTGGCAATTGAGGATTGTTCCAACTGATTGGGTCGTAAGTACAGAAAAAGCAAACAGTTATGCACCGGATAAAATCTTAGTAACATCAAATGACGGAAACCAGATTGAGATACCACGTTCCGAATTTGTGAGGTTTAGCACATATTCTCCGGGAAATCCGGGCGGGTATGTATCCCCTATTTCGGCTTTACGGCAAACCTTAGAGGAACAGATTCAAGCTGGAAGCTTCCGGCGGGAACTGTGGAAATCCTCTGGACGGTTAAACGCTCAGATCATCAGGCCGAAAGATGTTAAACCTTGGGATGATGAAACAAGAAAGAAATGGGTAACAGCTTTCCGTGAAGCATGGGGGCCGGGTGGAAGTAAGGCCGGATCTATTCCGCTTCTTGAAGACGGAATGGAAATCAAACCTTTCTCCACATCATTCCGGGAACAACAATGGGCTGAATCCATTAAACTGAGCCGGGAAGCTGTGGCGGCGGCATATGGAATTAATCCCTCGCTTGTATGGCATTCTGATACACAGACTTACGCAAGCTCTAAAGATAATGCAAGGGCATTATATGCGGAGTGTTTGGGGCCTGTATTGCAGATGCTTCAGCAGAGAATCAACGCTTTCCTACTTCCGATGATTGGAGCGGATGCGGGAACTTATGTTGAGTTCGATCTTAGCGAAAAGTTAAAAGGCAGTTTTGAAGAACGTGCAAGCATTCTCCAGTCTTCTGTTGGTGGGCCTTGGATGACACGCAATGAAGCGAGAGCGGATAACAATCTTCCCCCGATTGAAGGAGGAGATGAGTTGATTGTTCCGTTAAATGTGGTAGCGGGTGGACAGGCAAGCCCACAAGATACGCACATGGATACGTATTCCGGGCCAAGCTCCGTTAAAGAAATCCTCATTAAAGCAAATAGTGAAACTTCTGTGAATGTTGCTCCGGGCGAAAACGAAATGGAAGCAATGCAGGAAGTTATATCCAAGTTCATTAAACGCCAATCAAAAAGCGTACTTCCGAAGCTTGGAGCCAAGGCGGCAGAATGGTGGGATGCTGATAGATGGGATGAAGAACTAACGGAGGATCTGATTCCTATCATGCAGGAAATAGCTCAGAATCATGGCGTTTTGATGGCTGAAGCTCTTGGAACTAAGTTTTCTGTTGATGAGATTGTTGATTATATCAAAAAGACGGCTGAAGCCCGTTCCAAGATCATCAATGCAGAAACACTCAAGAAGCTACAGGAAGCCATAGAACAGGCGTTAGATGCTGAAGAGGACGCACGGACGGCGGCAGAGCATGAGTTCAGCAAACGTGAAGATGTTGATTCCTTGCTTTTGGGTTCCATGCTTGCAAAAAAGTTAAGTGGTTTTGGAACAAAAGATGCAGTTAGACAGGCAAAAAATCAGGGATTCAGCAGGAAGGTTTATAAAGAATGGGTTACCGGGCCGAAGGCCCGTGATTCACATTCCGCAATGAACGGTCAGCGGGTTTTGATTGATGACAAATTCAGCAATGGTGCTGAATGGCCCGGAGATGACAACCTTTCGCCTGATGAATCTTGCGGATGTAACTGTTCAACCAGAGTGATTGTAGAATGAAGGTGATTGAATGAAGATCAAATGCGTAGAAGTTGAATACAAAGATGCTGGAACCGGATCTATTGAAGGTTATGCATCCACATGGGTTAAAAAGCCTGATAGCTATGGTGATGTAGTTAGGAAGGGTGCTTTTACCGAAACTCTTGAAAAAGATTGGAATGGTGGAAAAGGCATTCCTTTTCTCTGGTCGCATCAGATGGATAACCTTAATGCTTTTATCGGCACGGCTAATGCTGATGAAGACGATAACGGATTGCATTTTGTAGCTGTGTTTGATGGTACGGAGGAAGCACAGAAGGTGCGGAATCTGTACAAAGATGGTCGGTTGAGTAAGTTTAGCTTTGCCTTTGATGTTCTTGAAAATGGGCTTGTTACTCTTGAAGATGGAACAAAAGCTAACGAGCTTCGCAAACTGAAGCTTTACGAAATTTCCGCTGTTACTGTTCCGGCTAACGATACTGCGGAAATTGTGGATATTAAATCCGGCAAGCGTAACAGCAAGAAAGATGCTGATGCGCTGAAACAAGCTATAGCACTCATCCAGAGTGTTTTAGACGAAGAAGAACCTGATAATGAGGAGGACGATCCGAAAGCCAATGCTAATGCAGAGGAGCGGACGGAAAGCAACTCAGAAAAGGCGAACCTTCTGGAATACATTAAATCAATGGAGGTTAAGTAATCATGAGCATGAAAGAAGAGCTTGTAGCCTTGAAAGAGAAGCTTTCCGGGCTGAAAGAACGCATTGAAGCGGATGATCAGGAAGCCATTAATGAGGGCATGACGCTTCAGAAGGAAATTGAAACCAAAACCGCTGAAATTGAAGCGGCTGAGAAGAAAGCCAATCTGCTGAATGCAATTGGTAAGAAAGAAAGCGAGGAAGAAACGATGGAAGAGAAGAAAGCCCGGAATCTGGGTGAAAATTTTGTTGAGATTGTAAAGAAGAGCAATCACGCTAAGAAGTTTGATATCTCCGCTCCTTCTTTTAAGGCGGCTACTGATATCCAGACTTCTCCCGTCGGGGCTGTTGATTTCGCTACTACTTTTGATCGCAATGTTGTGACTGCGGCCCGTACTCCTCTGGTTATTCGTGATCTGTTCGGTGCAGAGCAGATTAGCGGTTCCACTCTGGTTTATCTTGTTGAAGGTGCTATTCAAGGTGCACCAGCTGTTACATCTGAGGGCGGCGAGAAACCCCAGATTCACTTTGCTGATCCTACTCCAGTAACCGTTTCTCTGGCGAAGGTTGCTTGCCATATTAAGGAATCCGATGAATACATTAATGATTATCCGTTCCTTGCTTCTGCTATTAACGGACGGCTTCTGTATGAACTTGGCCTTGTTGAACAGGGCAAGCTTGTAACGGATCTGCTTGCGACTTCCGGCATTCAGACCGGAACTTATGCCGCCGCCGGAACCGCTACTGATATTGCGGATGCTATCCTGCAAGCGGCTATGGATGTCCAGAATCAGACGGGCTTTGCCGCTGATGCTGTTGTGATGAATCCTGCTGATTGGTATATTCTCCGGGTTGGCAAGCATGATGGCATTTATTATGGTGGCGGCTATTTCGGCTCTCAGGATATCCCCAGCCTGTGGGGCATTCCGGTGACCGTATCCGCTTCTGTGACTTCCGGCACCATCGTTGTCGGTGCTTTCAAAACTTGCGCTTCCGTAGTTAGCAATGGCGGTGTGAGTGTTGAAGCTGTCAACACCAATGAGGATGATTTCGTCAAAAACCTGATGACCATCCGTGCGGAAGAAAGGCTTGCTCTTGCGGTGCGCCGTCCCGCTGGCTTCAAGAAGCTGACCAAGGGTTCTTAATTAATAAACACGGGGGAGGGGCTTCCCTCCCCCAAATGTTTGAAAGGCGGTGAAAACCGA